TGGCGGAAAAGGAGACCAATTATGGCAAATTCAACTTTCTCAGGTCCTTTAAGATCTGAAAGCACAGTAAAAACTGTCAGTAAAAATGCAACTACGGGAGCTATTACTGAAATAACAACTTTAGGTGATGGACCAGTAAGTCTTTCTGATGGAGATGTAACTCTTACAAACGCAACACACAGCGGAAGAGTTTTACTAGTTCCAGACGGAAGTCAAGACAATACATACACACTTCCAGCACCAGTGGCTGGATCTGTATTTAGATTTGTTTATGCGGGAGGAGCAGCTGACGCTACTGATGCGATCATCGTTACTCCAGGAAACTCAAATTTTTATGTAGGTGGACTAACTTTTCATGACCAAGATGGTAATGCAATAAGTTCTGTTTTTTCTGATGGTAACTCAAACAGTAGTATTCAAGTAAATGTACCACAAGCATTTGACATTACTATTATTGGA